ACTCTCTTTAAGGTTTGCGGATGGTGAAATGCCATCAAACGTAGACGGTTATTAATATACCGTCGTGGGGACGCTTTCGCGTATGCCCTCGTTTCTGTGAGCTCGATACTTCTGGCGTAAGCCACTTCTCGAGTATCACACGTACACCTTTCCCTTTCGGGAAAACAGTTAGGCTTTGAGAACCTATCTGTAAAACACAACTCTTTGGAGGGTATATGTCGTACGGCGAAATTTATCAAGATCCATATCCCACTTCGCATTTTATGAGGGAAACTTGGACCGGTGGTTCAAGCACTCCCTTTGTAATTTACGAACGAGGAAAAGATCTTTTTCAGTCTCGCCACGGCACGAACACCCCAAAGGCTCTCCAAGAGAGGACTAAGCCCCCGTTTGTACAAAGACGCGAATATGAATTCGTGAATTCTACAATCGTGGTCCGACGTCGCCTCCTTGTTCCTGTCTACATCCATCCCACATATATGACCTCTCCTCCAGCTCCTCGGCATCCGCCGAAAGAGTTTAAGTTGAAGCCAGGTATGATTGTCAAACGACAAGGGACTACAATGAAGACTTTTCGTCCTCAGCGTAGAGTAGATAAATCAAAGTGGATTATCGTTAATCGTTGGTATTACTTTAACGTTCCTGTCACAACTAGACGTCTTGTTCCGGTGAGGTATCCTCACCATTCGAGCGCCAAACGTGCTAAGAAAGTCAGAGTATTCCCTTCGCCTAACGCGTTTACTTTCTACAAGGTAGGTTTGTCCAAGGTGTCGAATGATGCCGTTAAAGGCACCAACCCGGCAATCCCTGGCTGGACCCACTCTATCGAGTACCAAGCATCTGTGGCCGCTTGGCCATCGTCGTTTGGTGCACCGGTACCAGGTCCAGACGAGTCTAGATTTTCTGGTGGCAACATCTGGGGTTCTTCTACCCACGACGAGCTAGTTGAGAAATCATTGGGGAAACTCCGTGATAAAATCAAGAATCAGAAAGTTAACCTCGCAAATATAGCTGTTGAGGCTCATAAGTCGGTCGATATGATCGGCAAGTTAGCAACCCGCCTTTTCCAAGTCTGCCTCGCTGCAAAGCGTGGTAACGTGGTTAAGGCTGCTAAGCTGCTATTTCCAACTACACAGAAGGAAATGGCTAATGAGTGGCTATTGTTTCAGTATGGCATCCTCCCTCTGATTAACGATATCAATGGTGCCCTTGAAGAACTCAAGAGTTACCATAGTAAAGTTAAGACGAAGAAGTATGTGTCTACTGCAACCTTCGATATTGCAGCTCTGGAAACTTTTCAGAGTGTCTGGGGGGTCGCAGTCACTGGTCGTGTTAAGACAACAGGGAAACTTGTTGTTAAACACAGATGTGAAGCGACAATCACAGACGAGCTTCTCGAAGACCTCAACAGGTTGGGAGTCTCTAACCTGACCACCGGCGCATGGGAAGCCATTCCGTTTAGTTTCGTCGTTGATTGGTTTCTACCAATCGGCAACTTTCTAAATAGGTTGGATTCAACCCAAGGCTGGAACGTTACGAATATCACCAGAACTTCATTTTATAAATGTCGCTATGTTGGTACTCGTAATTTTGGAGGGACAACGAATGACGGGTGGACCTGGGACAGTGTTTCCTGTTCGTGGACTAAAGAGATTATTAGGGTTGATCGGCAACTTTTGCCGACCGTTCCTGGTGTCACTTTTCCCACGTTCAAGAATCCTTTCTCATCAGCCCACGTTGCCAATGCGTTAGCTCTCCTAGTTCAGTTACGAAAGTAACTTTCATTAACCTTAAGGAAATCACATGAGTGCTTTTACTACCGTAACCATCACGAATTACGCGGTGGCGAACGTTGTATTTACCCCAGCAAAGATCGATTCAAAAGGCCTCGCTAAGTGGATGGCTCCGGCAACTGTCGTTTTTGACGACAAGCCGGCTCTCACCCTCTTGGTACGGGAACCTCAGAATGGATCTAGCGTTGCTCGCGTATCGGGCAAAATCACAGTCCCTGTGATGGACACAGTGGATACCACCAAGAAGATCGGTGATACCATTGGGAGTTTCGAGTTTACACTGCCTAAGCAGTCGACTCTGACTCAACGTCGCGACATCAAAGCACTGCTCGTATCACTACTTGCAAATGCGGCGATTACTGACGCTGTCGAAAACATCGCTTCGGTATATTAAACCATATCGTTTTGATGTTCATCTCTAGTTAAACATTTAGTTAACTTTATAGGGGCCGTGATGACACGCCTTACGCTAAACGATAAATTCGTTGAGTCTTTCCTCTTCGCCCTCGATTGTCCTAGGAGTCTTGCTGTGTATTTGTTATGGAAACATAACGAGCACGATCAGCTTCTCTCCTTGGATGTTAATCCGATTGACTATAATTGTCCTTTCGGATTTCGAGATGCCTATACTGCAACCAAGTTCTTATCGAAAGCCGTCTTCCTTAACCCTTCTTGGGATAAGAAAAAGAAAGCGATAGAAACGTTCGAGGCTGCGGAGACCAGGTGTCGGAAAACAAACCAAGACCCTCTCTATTTAAAGGCGAGAAATACGCCTTTATTCGAATACGTGCATAATGCTAGTATTCGTAAAATTGAGAAGATATTGGGTACCTTTTCTGGTGATGAATTGGTGGACTCTAGCAATTGGGGTCCTGGTGTCACTCTTCTTTTGAAGAAGGATACTAGTCCACAACAAAAATTCCGCCTAGAAAACGGAATTACAAAAGACGCAGCTGCCTTTACTAGTGAGTGGTTTCCACTCGCTTATCCTACTTGGAATATCCCGAAATGGGACCTCCAAGTCGGAAATAAGGTAGTCACCGTGCCTAAGAACTCGAAAACGGATCGAACTATTGCCGTCGAACCCGGAGTTAACCTCTGGTTTCAAAAAGGTATTGGTTCTATGATCCGTCGTAGATTACTTAGGTTTGGCATCGACCTTACTGATCAGGGGATTAATCAACGGAAGTCATATCATGCGTCTATTGACGGTGAATTGGCAACTATTGACTTCTCGTCAGCTAGTGATACTATTTCAACTACTACCGTGAGGAATTTACTACCTCCTCGTTGGTATTTGCTAATGGACATCTTTAGGTCGAAGCTCGGCCAGCTCAACGGCAAACCTTTTCGTTATGAGAAGTTCTCCAGTATGGGGAACGGTTTCACTTTCGAATTGGAAAGCCTTATCTTCTTTGCGGTCGCTACTTCATGCTGTGAAGCATTAGGTATCGATCATTCAGAAGTTAGCGTTTACGGTGACGATGTTTTGTTACCGTCTCGCGCAGTTGAGCTCTTCAGCACCATCACTGACATTTACGGCTTTACCGTTAATAAACAGAAGAGTTATTCATCTGGTTATTTTCGAGAAAGCTGTGGGAGTCATTACTACGATGGCGTTGACTGCAAACCCTACTATCATAAAGATAAGGTGATATATGAACAAGATGTCTACAAAAGTGCTAACGCTGTTAGAAGGCTTTCTCGCCGCCATGGTTTTATTGGTTGTGATAGTCGCTTTCTACGTTGTTGGCGCCTACTTTTTCTCGCGCCTAGTCTAGGGGAAGTCCTTCTTAATCGAAGGGGTACCCGTATGACAAAGACGAGATTAATTTCGGATGGTTTCGGCGATGGTGGCTTCATCGTAAATTTCGATGAAGCCACCCCAACCTTAGCCAAGTACGGTATCGAAGGATACTATACAATGCACCGAGTAGAAGTTCCGAAACGGAACTGTTCTGATCACCACAGCCTACTTCTTAGTAGACTGAAGGGTCGCAGTGTCGATCTGGCATTCGGAAACGAATATCCAGTTCGAGGTCAGGTTCGAGTAGCCTATAAACGGCTACTCGTTCCACGGTGGGCCGATTTGGGTCCTTGGTTCTAACCAAGCTCCTTTCGTCCTTTCTTCAC